GCTGCTGCTGCCGTTGCCTATGGCACTAAATTAGCCGTTGATGGGGTCAAGGCTGCAATAGAGGATGAGGCTGCACAACTTAGATTAGCCAATGCTCTAAGGACTGCCACAGGGGCAACTGAAGGTCAAATAAAGGCAACTGAGGATTTTATTCTCCAGACATCTTTAGCGACAGGCGTTGCTGATGACAGCCTTAGACCAGCCATGCAGAGGTTGGCGGTTTCGACAAAAGATACTGGTGAAGCACAAAGATTATTAAGCCTTGCATTAGATATTTCAAAAGGTAAAGGCATTGAATTAGAAACAGTTGCAAACGCATTAGGTCGTGCTCAGGATGGCAACACAACTGCTCTTGGTAGATTAGGACTTGGATTATCTAAAGCCGAACTCTCAACATTATCATTTACCGAAGTTCAGGCTAAGTTATCTGAATTATATGGTGGCGCAGCAGCTGCAAACGCTGAAACCTTTCAAGGCAAGATTGATCGTTTAAAGGTTGGATTTGATGAAGCAAAGGAAAGTCTAGGAACTGCATTATTGCCACAGGTCGAAAAGTTTATTACATTCCTAAACGATGTTGGCGTTCCAACATTAAACGCATTTATTGCAGGACTTACAGGTGATGAAGGACTAAACGCTGCTCTTAATGAAAGCCAACAGGGTGCTGCAAGTTTTGGTAGAGCAATTGCTGCCGTTGCTGGAATAATTTCTGGATTTATTACCTTTGTAAGAGAAGCAATTGGATTATTAGTTGAGTTTGCAAATCAAGCAATTAGACTTGTTAATTTAGTTAAGCCCGGAGCTGACATTGGCTTTATTCCTAATCCTTCAAAAACTGGCACAATGTTAGGACAATCAAATCGTTCATCATTGCCTAATGGCGGATATACAACAGGGCAAGGCGTAACAAACATAACTGTCAATGCTATTGATGGCGAAGGTGCTGCAAGGGCTGTGGCAAGTGTGCTTAATCAAAGTGCAGCAAGATCACAAGGATTGTTAGTCGGCACGACAGTAGGTAGATAATGACTGCTTGGTCGCCCGATTGGAAACTTACAGTTGCAGGTGTTGATTACACCGACATAGCAATTAGCGATATTCAGCATCAAGCTGGTCGAACAGATATTTACCAACAACCAAATCCGTCTTATTTGCAAATTACATTTGTGGCTTTATCTGGTCAAACCTTGCCATTTGACATTAACGACAGTTTAGTTTTGCAAGTTAAAAACAGCGCAGGAACTTATGTAAATTTATTTGGTGGCGATTTAACAGACATTACTGTAAGTGTTGGTGCTAGTGGAGCAATTGCAAGTGTTGTTCAATACTCAGTTCTTGCAATGGGATCTCTTGTTAAATTAGCAAAAGAATTATATTCAGGCACAATCTCACAAGATGAAGATGGCAACCAAATTAATACTTTGCTTTCTAGTGTATTAAGTGGTTCTTGGAATGATGTGCCAGCAGCAACAACTTGGTCAGGATATGATGCAACTGAAACATGGGCTAATGCGTTAAATCAAGGACTTGGTGAGATTGATACCCCTGGGCTCTACACAATGGAAAACAGAGCAGCATTAGTAGATACTATTTACAACATCGCAAGCCTTATTGCTAACTCAGCATTTGGATATTTATATGAGGACAATCAAGGGAATGTTGGTTATGCGGACGCAGATCACAGGCAGAACTATTTGCTAACTAACGGATATGTGGATCTTGATGCCAATCATGCATTAGGTCAAGGACTTAGCACAATTACTCGATCAGGTGATATTCGAAATGATGTGTATATTAATTATGGCAATAATTTTGGATCACAGGAAACAGCAACCTCAGCAACATCAATTGTAACTTATGGCTATAAAGCCGAAAGCATTCAATCAGTCCTGCACTCAGCTGTGGATGCTCAAGCTGTGGCAGATCGTTATATTGCCCAACGAGCATTCCCACAACCAGCATTCCAGAGCATTACCTTCCCAATCACAAATCCAGAGATTGATAATAGTGACAGGGATAATCTGCTAGGGATATTTATGGGGCAACCTCTAAACATCCAAAACCTACCTACACAAATCTCAAGCGGTGAGTTTGAAGGATATGTTGAAGGTTGGTCATGGAGCACTAGGTTTAACGAATTATTCCTGACAATAAACTTGTCGCCTGTGGCATATAGCCAATTCTCAATGAGATGGAATACTGTGCCAATTGGCGAGGCATGGAACACTTTAAGCAATACTTTGACATGGGAATACGCTACAATCGTATCCTGAGAATAGGAAAAAATGGCAACCACAACTAATTATGGATGGACAACACCAGACGACACCGCGCTGGTCAAAGATGGCGCAGCTGCTATTCGCACGCTTGGCACATCTGTTGATACAACAACTAAGAACTTAAACCCAGCAACAACTCTTGGTGATATTCAATATCGTTCTTCAACATCAAATGTAAATACTCGACTTGGAATTGGTAGCACAGGAAATGTGCTCACAGTTGCAGGAGGAGTTCCTACTTGGTCTGCTCCTAGTGCTGCTGGATTTTCAGGTGCTCTTATATATGGATCTTCTGCGCAAGGCATACCTAACAATGCAACTACTGTCGTGACTTTTGATTCTGAAGCCTATGATATTGGTGGCTATCACGACAATGTTACAAACAATGAAAGAATAACTGTTCCTACTGGTAAAGATGGTTATTTTTTTGTTTTTGCTAAAATAAATTGGAATAACGCTGCAAGTGGTCGGCGTTTAATGGAAATTTACAAAAACAATAGCACTATAATTACACAACTTGAATTTTTGCCTGCCTCATCGATTGATGTAGTAGGGTTTGTTGGCGTAGCCATTAACGCCGTTGCTACTGATTATTTTTCATTGAAGGTATATCAAACATCTGGTGGCACTCTAAATGCTAATAAGGGTGTTGCTTATTCAACTCATCTTGGCGCATACTACTTAGGAGCATAAAATGATTCAATTTAATAAACCAACAAATCTTAATGGAACAGAATTGCGACAAGAGTTAAATAATGCCGGCGTTACTATTTCTGATGAAAAGGATTCTGTAAGTATTGATGCCGATGGCAGTTTATGGCTTGATATTAAAACATCAGACAAAACAAAAGCAAAGTCAATAGTTGATAATCATAACGGCACAATTGTAGCTCCAGAACCAACTATTCAAAATAAATTGGCAAACGCTGGCATTACTTTAGATGAGTTAAAAACCGCTTTAGGTTTATAGCAAATTAAATGAAAGCTTGGTTATCTAAAGCTGCTGTTCAAATGCGTGAGCAGATTGACGACAGTTTTGCCGATAGATCACGCAAGTCGGATGGTTGGATCGGAAACGAAAAGCACCAAAACACTAAGAGCGATCACAACCCGTTGCCTTCTGGTGAAGTTTGTGCTATCGATGTCGATGCCAAATTATGTGATCAGCCTGAGATGAGCATTTACTTAGCAGAGCAAATTAGAGTTGCTGCAAAAACCGACAAGCGAATTAGTTACATAATCCATGTTGGCAAGATTGCATCCCCATTGCTGGGTTGGAAGTGGCGCAAATATAGAGGCATAAATTCTCATCACCGACATGTCCATGTTTCATTTAAACCAAATCAAACAGGCGAGTTCTTTAACATCCCACTACTAGGAGGCAAATAATGAAACTAACCAAGAAACACAAAGCAGCAATTAAGTCATATCTGAGAGCTGTTGCAGCCTCTGGTATTACTGTCCTATTGGCAATCGTTGCAGACATTCGACCAGAACTAGCAATCCTTGCTGGTGCATTAATTGCACCTCTTGCAAAAGCAATTGATCCAAGTTCAGGTAAAGAAGCTGATTATGGCGTTAATGCGAAATGACACCGAACGAATGGGTTGGATTAGCCGTTGGCGCATGCGCTATCGCAAGCAGTATATTGTTGGTTCTACGATGGGTTATTAAATCTTACCTGCAAGAACTTAAACCCAATGGTGGCTCAAGCATGAAGGATCAATTGAACAGATTAGAAGCGCGTGTTGATGATCTGTTTATGTTAATTAGTAAGCGATAATTTATTTATGGCGAACACACGCAAAACCACTAAACGG